GGGAACTTCCGCCGCCTCGTTCACTCGCTGCGCGCGGCGGGTCCGCTCGAGACGACTGGCTTCCTTCTCCGTTTCAACCATGAAGGTTTCACCCTTCTTGTACTCGATAGCTTCACCCGGACGATAAACCGTCCGGTTCGCAAGCATTTTGATCGACATCGTGCTTCACCTCTCGGGCTGCTTTCCGCTTGCCGGACGCCCATGCGGCCTTCGTTTTCTCTGCCATCATTGCCCGGTAGGCAGGAGTCGAACGCCGCAATGCAGCCGCCGATCTCACCGCTAACGATTCTGGCTCGGAAAATCTCGCGAGTAGCTTTGCGGATTTCTCCGGATCGGACCACCTACTCCGCGCAGAAAGAGACATCTTGCTGACGTTCATCGCCTGCTGTCGCTTCGCGCGAATAACAGGATCAGCCCAGCTTGCCTTCAGCGAGGAAGCGCGCTTTTTCGCGACATCCGGGTTCTCACGAATGGCAGCCAAGACTTCTCGATTCCTGGCTTTGATCTCGGGCCTTGCGTGCGCAGCCTTGACTGAAGCCAATCGGCGGCTCCTGATTTCCGGATCTGACCAGGCCTTCCGCGATCTCTCGCTGGCCTCCGCCCTTCGCTCTGTTGTACTCCAGATCTTCTTGTGTTGTACGCTCAGCTTCTCTCGCCACGCAGCAGCGTCGGCAGGATCTACGAAATCGAGGCCTTCACCGCCAAGCGTTGAATTTGTAAGGCGCCACCCATGTGACTCTGCGTCGGCGATAAATTTTCGCTCAACCTCCTGCCATCGCTCACCCTTCCCGACGATATGCAGAATAACCAAGCGAGGCTTAAGGGATTGCGCTGCAAGCCTCCTGATCCATCGCGAAGTGCGATGCGCATAGCGACCGCTTATCGCAGTCGTAATATGACCAGAAAGCCTTTTGTTCGGATTGTTCGATTTTCCAATGTATCGAATAGTGTTTTCGATAGGGCATTCGAGCCCATAAATGTAAATCATGCCTCCTCCTAGAGAAGCTCCTAGAAATGGTGTGCGCCAGCCCGCTAGGAAACGGGTTTTCGGGGATCAGCCTAGGCGCACGCCGCTACTCTATACCACCTTTCTAAATTAGCAAATAAATTGCCCAGAGCTTTAGCTCTGGGCATTTATTGATAGACCTCTTACGAGGCGACCGCGTAGTTTCCGCCGGTGATGTACACGACCGAGTCAGAGCGAGCCTTGGTCCAGTTGATGTAACGCTCGCACCTGATACCAACCATGTTCTGCTGCCAGAGCGAAATCATGGTAGTCGACGCAGTGACCGGAGAATCCGGAGCGCTGTCGGCCTGGATGGTGGCCTCGGTGGAGATGTCGACGTCGACCGCACCATCGTCCGCCAGCAGAATGTCGCTGGCATTGATGAAGGCGATCAGCGAGCCATCGGCCGGGGAGCCGCCGTTGGCGACGATGTTCTCCGACGTGACAACCGGGATGCCCTCGATCGAACCACCATCCTTGGTGATGTCGGGGAAGAGCTTCTGGTTGAAGTCGGTGCGCATCAGGCTCAGGCGCATCGCCTGGGTCTCGGTCATGGCGATCACCAGCCCGCTGAGGCTGTAGTTGGCCATGCTGTACAGAGACAGTGCGTTTGCGAAGTCGGCGCGGAACGCATCCGAGGTCGTGCCGGTCGCCGTGATCGACGTAGAGCCATTGGTGATCGAGGCCGGAGACACGCCGGTCACCGCAGTCTTGGTCGGGTCGAGGAAGTCCCGATCCATCAGGTACTGAATCGCCTTCGTCAGCGAGTTCACCATGATGGTTTCGGAGTTCGGACGCGAGAAGCGCAGGAGCTCCTGGGTCTGGTACGTGATGCCGGCGATCTTCGCGAAGTCCAGCGTCACGGTGTCCAGTGCGCCCTTGCTGACCGGCTTGGGAGAGCCCTGGCCAACCCAGTAGGCGGTCATGCCGGCGGTCTCACGCGGCACCTTGATATTGAAGGGGACGCGGCGCAGACCCGGGATACGCGTGATCAGGGCCTTCGGGCGCAAGAGCTCGATGAACTCCTCCTGCAGGTCGTTGTATGTCACCAGCGGGCCGGCCCAGGTCGAGTCGGTCGTGGTGCCCGCGGCGATCGCGGCCTTCAGAACGTGGTTCGGCATCTTCAGGACGTTGACGAGATCGTCGCCCCAGCCCTTCGACTCCGCGATCTGATAGGCAGGGATGTTCTCTTCCTTCGCCATGAAGCGAGCGCCGAGCAGGCGCACGAATCCGACGCCCTTCGGCAGAGCCTTCTGAGTGGAGACCACAACGACACCCTCGCGGGACTTGCCGGCCTCGGTTGCGCTCTTGCCGTGAACCGCCACAGCCGCCTTCTTCATGCTCTCTTCGCGAGCCTTGAGGCGGGTGATGTGCTCGTTGATTTCCTTCACCTCGGCGTCGAGCGTGTCGTAGGCTTCCTTCTGCTCAGCGTCGAGCGTGGTGCCGGCTTCTGCAGCAGCATCCATGATCTCGTCCATGCTGGCAGACTTCGCCGCGAGCGTTGCTTCGAACGCGGAGATCTGCTCCGCAATGGTCTTCTTCATCGTTTTGGCCTCCTTGGCCTGGATTGAGATGGCTTTCGATTTCCCAGGCGCGGGAGGGGTGGTCTTGACGTCGCGGTCTTTCTGGCCTGACGCGGCCCGGATCGCTGTGTCGATAGATTTGATGGCAGTGATACTGCAGTCGCCGTTTGCCGCGACCGTCACGGCGGACAACTCGAGCCACAGCCACTTGATGAAGCGCTGGCCCCAAGTGCCGTCGATGTTGGCGGATTCGAGAGGCTTAAATCCGATGCTCAGACCGCGAACCAAGCCGAGCTTGATGTCCTGCCAGGCAGCGTCGAGGCGATCCTTGACCATGCCAGGCTCGTCGGTCGTCGCCATCTGGATCTCGACTTCGATGCCAGACTTGGTGACCTTGGCTTTCGTGACCTGCCCGACCGGGCAGTCCGTGTCATGTTGCCAAAGGAACGGGATCGGCAGCGAAAATTGCGCACCTGAGCTCTCGACGATATCGTCTTGGCGATCAGGTGTCGGCGTGGTCGCAATGCCATTGATGATCCGCTTTTCCTGATCAACACCTTTGATGTTGAGCATCGAATAGGCGAACGACTGGTTCGACGTAGTCATGCGTCGGACCTCCAATATTGGTTTTGCGAGCAAGACCACGCCCGAGAAGACCCGGCGTGGCCCAATAAAAAACCCGCCTCGAAGGGCGGGTCCAATTTCAGAACGGCAGGCGCATATTAATGCGAGTGCACCATTTCCTTTTTACGCTGATGATACGCTTTCAAAGCAGCGGACTGCTTTGCTTTTCGCTCTGCAGTCCATGACTTGCTGAAGCTCTCTGAAAGCTTTTTACGATGCTCGACAGAAAGCTTCCGCCCTGTGTTTGCATTCGCCAATGCCTTCACAGCGTTCGGGTGCATTGGCCTGCCAAGTTGCCGCTCTGATATCTGACGTCGTTGCTCTGCGGAGAGCGGCTTGCGAGCCGCTCGCACCTCTTCCATTTTAGCGCAGCGATCTTCCTCGGACAGTCGCTTCCAAGCATCAGACGCCTGCTTACGAAGCTTTTTTCTTACTTCCGGGTCTCGCGCATTTTTCCTGAGGCTCTCCGCTATCTTATAGCGATATTCAGGAGGCCGGTCGCGCCGATGGCGCCCTTCTTGGTATGCTGCCTTCAGCGACCGGGAGACCTTGTCTTTCTGATCGGCGGTGAAAACCCTATCTGCTCGCCCTTGCTGAAACTTGGCAAAGTGATCGTCTGACTTTGCCCTGCCCGCCAGACTCTTCGACAACTTCTGTCGGTGCTCATCTGAGCGAGGAGGAAGTTTCGATCCCATCTTTCGAAGAGAGATTTTGCCTCGCGTCTCCTCGGAGTGACGCCGGCCCAAAGTTGACCCTGCGGTCTGGCAGATGTTTAGCCCAGGGGACAGTGCGTCAATGGCTATTTGCTCATACAGGAGCAGATCCTGCGGACGGCAGCGCACCAACACCCTAAATTGGAAGTTTCTTTCTCCGTACTTATTCCACGACCTTTGAAGCTTGATGTTGTGGTGAGCCCCCTTTTTCAGGCTGGCCCAATGTTGTCGCCGCCGGATCGAGAGCCACTTAGCGCTTCCGATATACCGGTTTAGATCGACGAGATTGACGATCTCGTAGATTCCACTATTGGCTATCTCAGCCATTCGGACCTCCTACACAGGTTCGGGTGGTTAGAGCCAGATCGGGATTGCCGTCCCTTTCTGGCTCGCCTTTTGTAGCGCAGCCTTCCAATCAGGCAAAGAAGATCTTGTATTCCTTCTCGCGAGGGGCCTCGGGGTTGGTGCCCATTAGTTCTGCGGCGTCCAGCAGAGCCATTAGAGGGTCAATTTTTCCGTATCCCGACAGGTCGCGAGCAATGCGCACGCCCGTTCCGGTGTGCTGCTGAATCGCATTGCCGGCACACCAAGCCATCATCCTGGATCCGCCGTGCTTGAACGTGCCGTCCGCCAGTTTCCGCTCGACCGATTTGATCGCGCCCATCAGCGCCACGCCCTGACGAATGCCGCCGAGCGTCTCGTTGTCGACTGTGATATTGATCTTGCCGAGAGCGTCCACAATCATGCCGAGACCTGCCGGGTCACAGCCGACCTTCGAGAGTTTCTTGGAGTCTCGACATTGTTTTACGATTTCGACAACCGCCTCTATGTCCTCCGGCAGATGGTCAACAAGTTGAAGATCCCCGTCGCGGATGAAGCCGGCGTAGTCCGCTTGATTGGCCTGACGGCGCTCCCAGGCGATGGGCGATATAAACCCTTTTGCCCAACCCAGCCAGATGCCAGTCTTTTTCTCGCGGCCAACTACACCCACGCCCAAAATATCGTCTAATCCCCCGCCATCCAGTCCGACAGTCACGACCTCAGATCGTTCTAGGAGGGCTTTTAAATCGAGGCCCCTCTCAACGCCATTCGGCCACTGCTTGGCACCAGGCCACCCATCCGCTCGTAGGTGCTGGTCGATCTCAACGTTGAAGTGCTGCGAGGCGATGAGAGCTTCCTGCTCCGGGCCCTTCGCCTCCGCCTTCATGATCTCGGCGGAAAGGAACGTCTCGTTGGTTGACCTGCCGAGGTTAGGATTGACCAGCCCCCACAGCTCTGGCCGCTTCCAACCACCATTCTTCGTGAGGCGCGTCGGCAGTTCGTAGAGAACCGGCAGCACCCGCAGCTTCATCTTACCGTCGCGCACAGCGCGCGCTTGGTTGAGCTCGGTCTCGAACACGCCGGACGGCGGGGCCTTGGATTGGGTCGTGGTCTGATAGAGGAATCCGTCGGGGCGCTTCGTCAGCGCGCCCCGGAGTTCGACGAACACGTCCGCTGCATTGGCACGCTTCGCGAAGACGTGGGTTTCATCGATCATCGTACCGCTCGCCTTCGAGCCGGTGATGACGTCGGTGTCCGCCGCCTTGATCATCAACGTGGCGCCGGAGCGCCGATGCGTGATGGTCCGAATGTGGTCCTGAATCTGGAAGAGCTTGTCGAGCTCGGTATCGAGACGGATGGTCCCCTTCGCTTGCTTGAACGCGATCTTGGCGATCTCGATGGTCGGCGCGACCAGGACGAACTCGGCCTCAGGGCGCCGGTTGACCAGCACCGCGGTCAGCATCAGCGCACCGCCGTTGGAAGACTTGCTGTTCCCCTTCGGGATCAGCTGGAAGACCTCTTGAATATTCCGGACGTGAGTGTCCGGGTCGTAGGATCCAAACAGCGCCTCGACGATTGGGAAAAACCAGGGCCCGCAGGCCTCTTCCATCGTCGGCGTCCCGATCACGTCGGGGAGCTTCAGACGCTTGAACACCCGCAGCGCGCGCGCCGCCTCACTCTCGAACAGCGGCAAATCCGGAACGAGCGGGCGCTTGTTTAGGATTCTCTCCTCCCAGTCTGGGCAGGAAAGATCCCAAATTTCCGACATCAGTGAGCTCGCGACGGCCTATTCGAGACGCCCAGATCGAGATCGTCACCCCAGATAGATCCCTGGCCGGCCGTCTCGGCTGCCGCCTGGGCCTGCTCTTTCTTGCCCGGCGCCGCGTCCTGAAGCTTCTGCAGCGCCGTTGCCAGCGCGCTCGCGCTTTTGGCTCGCGTGTCGTGGTCGAGCGCCTTGATCAGCTTCGCGCGCTCTCGGCCGTCCTTCTCGCCGTTGAGGTAATCCTCGACCATATCGGCCAAGGTCTGGTGGTTTCGGTTGAGGAACCGTAGCTCGGCCATCAACTCGAGGATGATCTCACGTCCCTCGCCGGTCAGGTACTGGAGGGAGGCCTTTGACAGGGAGTTTGCGACCTCCTCCGTCATCATCCGCTTCGGCTCAGCCTCGAACTCGGATGGTTCGCGCAGCCGTTGACGAGGTTCGCGCTCAGGTTCGCAAACCGGGGTACCCACATCGGGACGCGCCCAACCCTCCTTCTTCATACGCTTCCGAACGGCCGTGTCGGATACTCCAGCTTCTCTGGCTATCTGCCTGATCGGCTTGTCAGAATTCCGAATTGCGTCTCCGATCTGAATCCAGTCGGGAGAATTTCCTTCTCTAGTTTGCACTGGTTCGCACTCGACCCTAAAAAGTTCTCAATGGCCAAAATTCCTATTAGGGGAAAAATTCTGCCCGTGCT